TTCTCAAATTCTTACAATAATTAATTTCCTTACAGACCTGGTCAGGAGATACGAGCTTTCAGCAATTGATGTAAATTCTGCAGCCAGCTCTTCTGGGAGCCCATTTAAATTTCTTTATTTTAGACTAGAATCAGCAAACCCTGTACAACCATTTATAGATGAGGGCGGATTTATGAGCGGGGACTTTTCATTTGTTTATACATATACTCGCCAAGTAGATGAAGGCATATCAAACACTGGTAAATATATCTAAATTTGATTTATTAGGCTTTAATGATATGATTTTACATGAGGAAGCAAGTTGTCATCTTCTTTTGTTTTAATAAAATAAATAAGGTGGTGAAATAAATAAATGGCTACAAATACTAAAAACGTAATCGTTGGTGCAGCAGCACTCTTTACTAGCGTTGGAAACAGCTCTAATACGGGAGGTCGCCCATCAACAAATCAAGCAGCTCTTTCAGCTTTAATGCCAGCAAACACATCTGCTCGTACAGCACTTCTTAATTCAAACACAGGCGCTGGACTAGGATACCGTGAAGTTGGTTACACATCTACTGGTCTTGAAGTTTCATATGAACCAACATACGGTGAAGTAATGGTTGATCAACTTCTTGATGCAGCTCGTATTTTTAAACAAACACTTAAGGTTATGCTTAAGACAGAACTTACAGAAGCAACTCTTGAAAACCTACAGTTCTCATGGGGTCAAATGGATAGCGTATATGTTGCTAATGCTAACAACTCAGTTGTTAACGTTCCAACATTGCTTAACAATGATTCTGCTGTTAACAGCACTCCAGATACTCCAGCCGCAACATTAAACATTGCAGCAGGTGCTCTAGGTGATGCTCCAGTAGAGCGCGTATTGATTGCAGTTGGACAAGCTCCAGCACAAATTGGTACATCAGCAGCTTTTAATGATCCAGCAGCTACAGGTTCAACACCAGTAGTTTCAGTTGGAACAGGTGCAAATACTACTGTTGCTCGTAATAAAGAACGTGTATATGTTGCACGTCGTGTTGTTTCAATTGATACAACAATGCATGCTTTGAAGCGTGATGCAGCAACTGTGTTCCCAGTGAACTTCCGTTGCTTGCCTGATTCAGATTCAGCTTATGCAGGTTCAGAATACGGTGTCGTTATTGACCGCGTATACGGAACATTCTAAACAAAACTTAATATACAATTTAATATTGATTCAAGCCCCGTCAGAAATGGCGGGGCCTCTGAATTTGTCTTGATTAATAATCTTGGTATAATTTAACTAAACAAAGGAGCTATAACTTGGCAACAACTGTATATGATATTGTAGAAATTGAACTATCAAATGGAGAAACCATCTCCATTAAACCCCTTCCCATAAAGCAATTAAGAAAATTTATGGATGCCATTAAAGAAATGGATGCCGAAGACACAACAGAAGAAAATGCTATGGATTTATTTATAAAGGCTGCAATGATTTGCCTTGAAGTATTTAAGCCAGAACTTTCTCAAGATAAAGATAAATTTGAAGATGTTGTTGAAGTTCCAACAATGATGAAAATTCTAGAAGTTTGTGGTGGTTTGAAATTAACAGACCCAAACCTTCTGGGAGCGGCCCTAGTTGGGACGAACTAGACCTACGCTCCCTTGAGTCTGAAGTTTTCTTGCTCGGTCATTGGAAAAACTTTGATGAGTTAGAAAGTAACCTTTCTTTAGAAGAACTAATGGCGACATTAGAGTCTTTAAGAGGAAGGGAAGAACGTGAAAGAAAGTTCTTTGCAGCAATAAATGGAATTGATCTTGAAGCAGAAAAAGAGTCTTCAGGTGATGTTTCGGAACTGATGAATAGTCGTGTTGCTTCAAATGAAGGTTTCGGCGTTGGAGAAGGACTTGCATTTATGCAGATGGGGGTGGATGATTAATGGCAAGAGTTGAACTCAATATAGTTGCTCTAGGCGATTTCTCTTCTATCAATACCCAAATAAAATCTTTGCAAGTGCAAATAGATCTTTTAAATAAAAGCGTTGCTGGTGTAGGATTAGGTACTAATTTAACAAAAGATCTTAATTCTGCAGCCGCAGCATTTAAAAATACAATGCTTTCAACAGGAGCATTTACACATTCTACAGTTCAATTAACTACCGAAACAACAAAATTTGGGAAAGCGCTAGTTGAAGGCAAACTAGCTTTATCTCAATATTATAATATAGTAACAGGAAAATCTGGGGCAACAACAAATAGTGTTAAAGCATTAGCCCTTGAACAAACTAAACTTCAAAATTCTGTTATTATGGCGGACCCAACAAAAAAAGGTTTTTATTCAGTATTTACCCCATCAACAATTAATAAAGTAACAGATGCAACAAAGATTGCTGCAAATGAACAAAATATATACAATCTTGCAGTACAAAATGGATCCAAAGCACTTATAAACTGGGGTAAAAATACTCAGTGGGCAGGTCGTCAACTTACTGTTGGTTTAACAGTGCCCGTAATGTTATTTGGTTCGCAAGCAACTCAAGTTTTTAAAGATGTCAATGAACAAATTGTAAGATTGCAAAAAGTTTATGGAACTGGTTTAACTCAACCAAGCAAACAAGCACTGGAAGCAATTAAAAATCAAACCCTAGGCCTAGCAAAAGAGCTAGCATCTTCTATGGGTATATCAGTTAAAGATACCGCTTCAATGGCCGCAGATTTAGCTGCTACAGGTAAAACTGGTAATGATTTAATAGTTGCAACAAGAGAAGCTATGCGTTTATCAAAACTTGGTGAAATGGATACTCAGCAAGCAATGCAAACAACAATTTCTTTACAAAATGTGTATAAACTAAACACTACACAATTATCCGAAGCAATAAATTTTCTTAACGCAGTTGAAAACCAAACTTCAACAAGCCTGCAAGATTTGGCGGCAGGTATACCAAAAGTTGGGCCAATTGTTCAACAACTAGGCGGATCTTTTAAGGACACTGCGGTCATGATGGTTGCTATGAAAGAAGCAGGCGTTCCAGCAGCTCAATCTGCAAACGCAATAAAGTCAGCATTGGCTTCTCTTATAAACCCAACCAAAGCAGCTAAAGACGCATTTGCTGCATATAATATTAATGTAGGAGCAATTGCTACAAAAGAAAAAGGCAATCCAATAAAAATGATAATGGATTTGCAAGCAGCTTTAAAAGGATTAGCACCGCTAGCACAATCTCAATTAATTGAAAAACTTTTTGGTAAATTCCAAGAAGCAAGAATACAAGCTTTGATTACAAATTTAGGCGCTGCGAATAGTCAGACAAAAACTGCTTTTGATTTAATGAATGCTAATAGTTCACAACTTGCTTCAGTCGCAGCTGGTGAAATGAAAACAGCTACTGAATCAACAACAGGAAAATATCAAAGATCGCTAGAAACATTTAAAGCAGATCTTATTCCAGTAGGTCAAAAAATTCTAGAAATTACTACTACCTTAATGAATTTTGGCAATACAGTAGCTAAAATATTTGGGGGGTTGCCAGGACCAATAAAATCTTTGTTAGGTATTGCTGTTATTGGAACAGTACTTGCGGGACCGATAATTATGTTGACTGGTCTCATGGCTAACTTCCTAGGGTATATTGTAAAAACAGTATTTAATTTAAAGCAACTGGCAACAGGCGGTAGGACATTAGGCCAGCTTTTAACTCCAGAATTAATAGCATCTCAAAATGCGGCGGAACTATTTAGCAAAGGAATTTTAGGAGATGTAGGGGCTGTTGATTTATTAAATCAAGCAATTAAAAACTTAACAATAAGCATGGAAGGCCTAGTATCTTCTATGAATGCTGGTACGGGAATTGCAGGCATAGAAAGCGTTATTGCTGCAGAAGCAGGTTTAGCTGGAGGAAAAATACCATTTAAAGCTCCAGGTTTTTCTGAGGGTGGAATCGTACCAGGAACAGGAAATACTGATTCTGTCCCAGCCATGTTAATGCCAGGAGAAATGGTGTTAACAAAAGAACAAACTAAGAATTTAAACCGAACTCACTTTATGCCAAATGAAGCGGGTGGCATGATGTGGATGAAAGCGCTAGATAATCAAAGAATGCGACAAGACAATCCTGAAACAGGATGGAAAAATCCATTGCCCCCAATAAGTAGTGGAGAAGTAGCAACAGGGTTAGAAGAGTTATTGAAAAAAAATGTACACCCGATGGCATTATCTTATGGCGCCGCACTCAAGCTAGGCGCTAAAAATACAAAAGAAACAGCTATAAAATTAGATAATGCGCTTGGTGCATTAATTGCTGAATTAAAAAAAGAAAAAATTATATTTGGTGGTGCTGGGCAAAGTTTTGAAGCTTTTTCTAGTAAAATTATGGCACCACATTTATCTGGTATATCTACTCAAAATGGCACAAGTAATTTATACTCTGATTTTAAACAATTTAAAACAATAAGAGGGCAAGGCGGATCTGAAGGATCAAAAAGTATTGGAGTGTCATGGGGCGATATTCCAGAACAATATCAGGGAACAAAAAATTCCACATTAGCAAGACTTATGGGCACAGGCGGTGGAGTTAATAAAGAAGTAGCGTTAAATAAAAACTCTGCAGCAATTAGAGAAGCTGTTCTTGCAAATGAAATAAATATTGCTTCGCAATCAAAATCTCCTTCGCAAGCTACTGCAAAAGCAGCACAAAATATGGTTGATGGTGTTACAGAGACCCTTACTCAAAGTGCATCTAAGATAAAAACCGTAACAGAAGAATCAGTAGTAGGATCAGAATACTCTAAAGGCGGGTTCTTGTCTGGAGTTAAAAATAAATTAACAAATCAAAGCGGCGGGATGAATGTGATGGCCAGAATGGGTGCATCAAGCGCCCTTATGATGGGTGGCCAGATGGCTACGTCTATGTTGCCACAAGGTGGAGCAGCAGCATCAGTAGTTGGCGGCATGGCTTCTATGGGCGGTATGGGGATGATGTTTGGCCCTCAAGGAATGGCTATAGGCGCAGCAATTGGCGGACTTTCAGCAGTTATGAAAATTTTATCTAATGACATGAGAGTGCAGTCAAATTCATTAAAGAGCTCTTTCCAAATCTCATCGGTTGCCGCAGAACAATTTGGGATTAAAATAACTCCTCTTGCACAATACGATTTTGCCAGTACAAAATCGGGGCTAGATCAACATATTAAATCTATTCAAGATAATAAAGCAGCAGTTGACCAACTAACACAAGCTTATATAAACTCTAAAGATCAAATGGTACAAGATAGACTAAAAAGTTTACATGGAATGGGATCAAAAGAACTTGCATTTGAAATGTCAAAAACATTTGCTTCAAATATGGCGGTAACTGGAGATTCTAATAAAGCAACACAAGATGTTATGTCTCAACTAGCTGCTGCAAAAATAGACCCAACAAAAATGGCTTATGTTAAATCACA